AGGAATACCCATGACGGGCACAGAGTCACGTGCGTGAATAGCCAAATTGTTTAATACACTACCTGCTTGGTAAGCACCATTCATGTTGTATTCTGCGTGAACACGGAATGTTTCTAAATCAATGCCGGGATATAACTCCACTGCTTCTTGAATAGTCATTGGATCATAGTAACCACAGAATGGTTGATCCTTCATTTCTGGCACAGTGGGATCACAGATCCAGTAATGCTGTGCAATAGGATGAAACTTGACGTTGATAGTGTAACCAGTTAGTTTGTATTTGGCTGTGTAAATTGTGTTGCGTTTAATAGCGTCTTGAATAATCTGTTGTTGATTATCCATGCCATTTAACTTCATGTCACTGACAGCAGTGGTCATTGAATCTTGGTCAAATTCTTCTGGTGCTTGACGCATGGCGTTATCAGCCAAGTCTAACATTGACTCTGCACTCTGTGCTTCTTGTTCACCTAATAACTGTTGTATCTCTGCCATGGCCTTTTCCATGTCCACTGAGATTTGACGCTTGCTTTGTCTACGAGCAGTTAATCCTGAATCAGCGGCCTGTTGTTCATAGGCACGAAGTTGATCCAATGTTCCTTCTGTTTCAACATAACGGTCAATCTTTTCACGCACTGGTTTAATCATCATCATACCATTTTTGTGCATGTTAGCATCCATGATCCAACGTTCTAGAATAAAGTGCGGATCATTCATTTGGTTAACAACTTTGTTGACCATGTTAGTTGCTTGTCTTGCGGCTATTTCATCATCTTCTGTGTCAGCAACAAATTCAAAGTTGATTTCGCCATTGGGCATAAGTCCTTTGGCAATAACTGCTGTGGCATAATCCACTACAGGCTTAACGCTGGGGTGAATGTAATCAATGCCATTTACTGGTGCTGTAGAGTCTGTTACTGCTAGACACAAATAATGGTAGTCTGAGGCACGATTTACAGCATTCTTAGTTCCTAGGTAGCGTAGGTAACTGGCCATCTTAACATCCATTTGATTTTTCATACGCACAAAGTTGGCGAGAGTTTTTCTATTTTGATTGATGTCGCTGACGGGTGTATTCTTTATTTCCAACATTATGGGTTTTCCTTAACTAATGTATTATTTAGCGTTTTTTTGTTCAGTGTAAATCTCCTGGCAAAATGATTTTAGGGCGATTTAGTTCTTCTTGTAAGTCACAGGCGTGACATACAGCAGTTGCCGCATCTTCATCTTCCAACTCATATATTGTATGTGGTGTTTCTGCTATCATTGCCGCAGACTCAAATGCCTGTGCATGTCGTTCACATAACACCATTGTGTTTTCTTCTATAGCGCATATAAACATTATAATATTCTCCGCAGGTGTTCAAGTTCTTCATCTGTTAAAAACAACTCAAATGTGTATTCATATACATTGTTACTTAGAAATTGTATATGCCAAACATCAGTGGCTGATATCCAAGTTTTCATAATTTTAAGTTTATATGCTTCATTGTCTATTAGTATCTGTTCCATGCTATTCCTTAGTTTGCTGAGAAAGTCTTTTTCCAAGCAGGTTTATTGCTGTCATCTGGTTTGATGTATCTGTCTCTCTGTGCTGCCATTCTTTGTTGTGGACTGCGATTATCCCAGGGTTCTGCAATGCCCTGCAAACAAGCCATTAGCGCATATCTTGCTGAGTCAATACAGTCATCTGGATCACTGAAGCGTCCACGTTCGTCTACATAATAGTTAGTTGCTTCACTCAAGAAGTTTGTGCAGTTTTCGTTGACCATTAAACTTCCCACTTCCAACATTTGTCGCATTTGATTTATGCCATAACTTTTGTGATTGGTAGTTCTACCTTGACTGTCAGGAGGATTCATAATTGCTCGTTCATAGACATTAAGTTCGTATTGTTCAAATAGTTCACGAATACTACTTGCACTCATAGTGTATCTGCCAGCAGTATTTGCATCAGCAGGAAGAACAATAGGAGTGCCAAACACTTCAGGACGAAGCAAATGATTGATATACTGAGTGGGGACTGCTTCTTCAACGCCCTGCACAATAATCTGTCTATGTAAGTAAGCAGTTTTTTCATATGGATCCCAATACATTAAACTAATAACTGTTTTGTCATTGACCAATCCCAAGTCCAGTGCAATAACTCTGTGTATGTTTGGCATACGAGTAAAATCAAGTTCTCCTGTTTTGTATGTGGGCCAAACACCAAGTTGAAACACAGCGCCTTTGCCCATTACTGGACGTCCAGCAATACGTGCTTCTCGTTCGTGTGGTAAGTAATCTCGTTCTAACTGTCGTCTTGTTTCTTTCAATAAAAATGGTTCGCCCCAAGGACTATATTCAGGAACGTCGTCCCAAGCAACACGAATGTATTCATAGCCCGCTTCTTTATTCCAAAACTTACTTACAAGTCCATTAAGACCTTTAAGCGGTGTAAACGAACATAAAACTTTACCCTGCGTGGTAGCAGTTCGCGTAACAATCTCACTGAAAAAGTCGTCGGGTGGTTGTTCATCAAATACTGCTAGGTTAAGTTTGAAACCCTGGAGTTGGCGAACTTCCTGCGTGTAGTTGGCAAACAGCAGATAACTATTGCTGCCAGATACATGACGCACTTCACAGCCGATATTGTTGGCACCATCATTACGCATAGTGTCACTGACAATGCAATCTCTAGGTATAGCACCTGTTCCCAAGTTATCGGTAATCTTAACATCCTGTGTTCCTAACAATTCATTTTGTAATACCAACGCTACCTGACTCCAACCTTCGCCGGCTACCATGGCAGTAATGGCAGTGGTAAATCTATGTCCCTGCCACCAATCTGGATATATGCCAGTTAAGTGCATGGCAGTTTCGTAGCATGTGCTCACTGTTTTACCAACCCTGTTGGCAGCAAGTATTCCACGTCGTTCACTGGTGCCAGTAAGAAAAAACTTCTTTTGATGTTCAAAGGGTCTAAAGTATTTAAGTTGATTATACTTCATATCTTCAGCAACTTCAATGCTGAGACTCATTAACTTTGTTTTTAATGGTCCTGGTATTGTTTTAAGTGCGTCAATAGTTAAGTCATGTTCATCTACACTCCAACGCAATGCTCTGGCCATTAATATGTCATTACCTAACATCTCTTAGTTTTTCTTTAACTATATAAATGTGGTGTATTGCTGTGCTTAAATCGCTGAGTTCTTTACTTGTCATTTTCCAAGTATTTGGATCATTAATATCTACACCATCACGTTTGTCTAATCCTGCTTGTAAGCGTTCTGTTAGCAGTCGTAGTATGTGTTCTATTTGTCCAGGAAACTTTTCAGCAAAAGCAAGTCTGTGACTGGCATTGATCTTTTGAAGTATTAATGTGTCACTGACTTTGGCTGCTTCTTGTGCGCGATGTATTTCGCTGTCACGGGCTGTCATTTGCTAAGGTCCCAAACATCAGTTACGCTATTACCACCTAAACTGATGAATTCACGATCAATCCATGTATCCCATTGGTTACTGGTGTTGACTTTAAAACTCTGCATTAGGCCACGCAGTTTACGACCCTGTGGAGTTAATGTTCCATCAGTGCGAACAATAGTTTGCTCACCACTACGGGGATCAACCCATTTGATAATCTCTGGACGCTCACGACCATATTTGTCTAACTTCATACCATGTGGGCGTTGTTCAATTGGTCCAACAATTTCATAACTGATTTCGCCTGTTTTGTATTTGCGAAAGTATACTGAAACTTTCTTGTCCTGCATACGGCTTTCAAAGTCAGTGTGCGGAATAACATTGCTGACAAATATGTTTTGTAATTGATTTGGTTCAGGTAAATGATTGTCACGTTCTGGCACAGGTTTTAAATCTTCCACTGGCACTAATTCTGTTTTATCAATGTATGGATTGTCTCCACCAACAAACTTGCCTTCTACTTCAATGCCATTTAATACATCCATGGCAGTTTGATATTTTAACTTGTTGGCACGGCCTTTTAAGTTTAAGACAATCCCCGTTTCATCAAATACAAATCTTTCAAGGTCTTTGGCCGTGGGAAAGTCAGTCATTAGACCTTCAATGTCAAAGTCTGCTGTGCTAATTGCTCGAGGCTGTATGCCAGCAACTTGATTGGCTACTTCAATAATCTCTTCGGGTGTTGGGGGAGCGGATTCGTCCCATGGGCTGGCTACTTCTTGAGTAGGTGGTGGTGATAATTTCTTGTTCATTTCTATTCCTTAAATTGTCTATTCGAATTGGGAGACTATTGCCTCCCAGTTATTTATGTTACTTGCCAGCGAAGCCGCCGCCACCAAACAATGAACCACCCATACCTGGATTCATTGGATTTGGATTATCAAAAGGATTGCCGCCACCGTGTCCTATCGGCATTAACATTCCTAAATCTTGACCAGGATTAGGATTAGGATTAAAGCCTGGATCCATTGGAGGAGGATCATTATAATTGATATTATTACCGCCTAGTCCTGAAAACATTCCGCCAGTATTCATACCATTAAACATACCCACGCCACCATCGTGTGGGGCAGGATATATTCCCAAGTCTTCTAATGGGCGTTCAATGAAACTGAATCTTGAATCCTGTGATAACTTATTGTATTGCGCAGGAGTTAATTTTCCCTGAAACATACCATTCATTGAAGTAAGAGGATTACTGATGTCATAGCCTTGACCCTGTAATTCACTCATCAACTGATTTTTCATACTGTAGTCCTTGGAACCATTTGATGGATTAAATCCCAGCATATATCTATAAGTGTCAGTTGGTCCACCAGTTCCAAATTGATTTAGGTCATTGTTATTAGGACCTTGTTGGCCACCAGGTTGTTGTCCAGGATTTGGATTAGGATTAGGCATTGGAGTTGGACTACCAAAAAATTCTTCATCTGTTGGAGGAGTATATTTTCCATTTCTATAATCTACAAACTGTTGAAAATTCATTCTATCTTCTGGCTGAATATCAGCAGTCATTCTATTACGAATGTTGTTGTATTGATTATACAAATCTTCAGTGCCGCCCATACTTGGATTGTATTGTGGATTTTGAAAGTTTCTACGAAATGCTTCAAAGTCAAAGTCTTGTATTGGTTGTGGTTGTGGAGTAGGCTGAGGATTGAAAGGCTGTGGTGCTGGCTGCATTGGATCAGTAATAAGTTTTGGTCTCTCAACTGGTGTTCGCATTTGCGCTCCACGTGGTATATCTGTTCTTGGCTTTGGCTGCATTGCTTGTTGCAATGGATTTACCTTTGCCATTGGCTGCTTGGTATTATTTCTAAATGGACTTGGTGCCGCTTGACGCTGTGCAAATGTAGTTGTCACTGGTTTGGGCACAGGCATCTTTGCCACTGGTTTAACCGGACTTGTTATTTTTGAACGATTAACGATTGGACTAATGTTTCCTAGACCGCGGCTTTTTGGAGATGTTGCCATTGTTATTATCCTTTAGTAGTCGGACGCTTATACTTGCTACTTAACTTACTGCCATTGGCAGTGGGGTTTGTTTTAGGACCTTGTGGTAGTTTTCTAGCCAAGCCTTCTACTGCAGGATTGATTGTAGGTGCTGTGCCACGTCCACGCATTTCAAGTGCCGCAGTAACCATATTGGCTAATGAAGACTTTTCACTGCTACTTGTAGACTTTTCTTTCATAAACGTGTCACGTTTGCTGCCAGTTGCTACGTTGCCCACAGTAGGTCCACGCTTTTGGTTAATGGCTTTGTTACCTTCTGGATTTGTTGATTTCATATTATGCATTTTGTTTTCCTTTATACTATAGTCACTGGTGTAACGTATACTAATGTTGAACTTGCGGCAACTGCGGCAAAGTAAACAGTGGCTGGTATTTGTCCAGCAACACCAACTTGTATAAAGTCTGTGCTGCCAGGAGCAATACAATTATCAACAGCGGTCACTGCTGTGGGAACAGTAGAGGCTGTTTTAAAAAACACAGGCTCAGTGGCACTGGTGTTTACTACTTTAAAGAATGTTGGTCCATTAGCACCACCCACGCCTGTGTTGGCGCCAGCAGGAGCAATACTGCTGCCACTTGATGAACTTGTTGCTGTTACAGCCACTGTGGGGCCTGCGACGATGTATGCTGTCATAGTTGATTTCCTTTGGTTGGACCACGTCCGTAGTTAAAACTTTCTTTACCAACTTTTGGCATTGCTTTGGTAGCACCATCACCAACTGCTTGGCGTTGTTGTGGTTTGCCTGTGAACATTTCTTTACCACAACTTGGCATTGCTGTTCCACCACCTGTTGGTCCACGTCCTTTGTTGATTAATGCATTGGGATTTTGTGTTCCTGAATGTTGGTTACCACAATATTTTGTTGAGAATTTATCATAGCCTGGACCTGCGGCGCCAGTTGCTGGATTTACTTTTTCAAACTTCATTTTGATTTTCCTTTTGTTGCCGTCTTGGCACTTTGTTTAAAAGCCTTGGCAGTGGGTGCACCTTTGCTACCAGCCTTACGCATACGCTCTCCAGAGCCTGCTTTAATCCTATCACGTTTTGCATTTATATTTGCGTATAAACCATTTTTCATATTAACATCCCCAACGCTTTCTAGCGGCTTTGCCACGCTCACCTGTCCAACCTTCGCTTCTAGCACAAAAACTCTTTTTTCTAGGACCTGACTTGGTTGGTGCTTTTAAATTACTGCCAGTGGCAGCATTATATTTGGCACGCCCTTTGGCAGTTAATCCTGCGCCTTTGCTTGCTGGTAATTTCTCACCACGCCCAACACTTAGATTTACTTTTTTATTTGGCATAACTTTATTTATGCTGATTTTACTCAGCGTTGTCCTCTTCTGTGAGTTCTGGATTAACTTCTTGATAAATGCCAGTTAGGTTTGCCAATGCTTGTGTAAACGCAATTTGTTTTGCTGCCACTGCTTCGGCGCTGTCTGTTACTTCAATTTTAGCCAGGGTATTCATAACTTTGTTCAATATCAAGTTGTGATACTTTAATGTTGTGGCTTTGTCACCTTCATTACGTGCTTGTAGAAAGTCTTCTACCAATAGTTCTTCATAATCACGTCCACCTGTTTGAGCATCTAATGCTCCCAACAAACTTCTAATGCTGACTTGATCTCTGCTGCCTTTTTTACGGCCTGCCGCGGCACGATAACCACCGCGAGTTCCCTTATAAGGACTGTTGTCAGTGCCTATAAGTTCTTCTTCTTTTTCTATAATTTCTTTTCTATCCATAATATTGTCTGTGGTTTATTCTAATGTTGATCTCAGCATCCAAATAGATTTTTCTAAATCCAATGCTTGGTCCTGTGCGTAGTTACTGATTTCTTCTAGTCCTTCATCACTGGCTATTGTTATAAGTTCTTTATAATCTTCCAGCAAGTGTTCCAAATCCATCATCACTGCTT